GGGAGAACAAGATTAAAACTATGAAAGTAGATACGTCAAAGCCTTCAATTGAATATCACTAGGAGGAAACATCATGTGGATTCCATTTAGACGTAAGCACTGTAAGCAATGCGGAGAGACCCTTAAAATGTTTCATAACGTAGAATTTTGTGATCTAGCTTGCTGCGTGATGTACAGAGCAATTGAGAAGCAGCAGAAAGAGAGGAAGGCAGTAGATGAATCATCTAAGTAGAGAAGAACTGATTAACATTTCAGGTAGTGACCTAGCTTACCACCGTAAAGGTGTGTTGCTTGTAGATAATAAACCTCACTACATTGTGGAGCTTGTTAAGGAGCCACACACAGCTCTATATGCGGCAGTATATGGTGTCCATCCAGGAACAGATAGTTACCCTAAGAAACGTGCTATGCAAAAGGAAGGGCTCGTAGGACGCTTCAATGGTACAACTAGATTAGCACAGATAGCAAATGCCTTATTCCCTGCTAAGAAGGTTATAGGGTGGGACGAAGAGCCGCCAATATTTGTAGCCCCAATCGTCTCAGGTCAGATTTCAACCTTTACAAAAAAAGTAGAGGATGGATTCTTTGAAAGAGAACCTGACCGTTTAACTACTGAAGGTGGACAAAGAAAGATTATTCGAGGAAAGAATACAGGCGTATTCGTTGGTCTATCTTCCATTGAGTGGGAAGAGAAGACTAGCATTCCGTTAGACTCACTGGTCAAAGCACTAATCAACCACAATCAGAACGATGGGTTCTTTGATCTAACTGGTAACAACAATAGCAAGAATAACCCACTAGGTACCTATTACAAGGAGGGCAAGTAAATGCCTTACATTATACAAGACGATTACTGTCCACATTGTAAAAGTGTACAAAGAATTAAGTTCGGTTTTAAAATTACTTGCTTAAATTGTATGACAAGAATCGAAGTCGAGGAGGAAGAAGAAAATGAAAGCGATTTTGAATAATATCGATTTTGAAAACAATAAGGTTATGGCAGTGTATATCATCCCATTTTTGATTCTAATAGATACTGGGTGTACTATATGGGGGTTAATATTCCAAGACTGGTTGAATACAGCGGTATTTGCGTTTAGTACTGCATATATAATCTGTTGCCTTATTATGCAAGTACAATTTAAAGTACATAAAAATTTTGCTACGTTCTTGTATGTGTATGGTTTTGGAATAGCAATTTACGCAGCTCATAGTTTATGGGTACAAGATTGGTGGAACGGTATTATCTACGGAACCATAGTAGTAATGAACACAATTGTGTTATATATACGTATTAACGAAAACAAAGAAGAACTTGGGGAGGAAAAAGAACATGAAGAAACTATGGAGTAACCTCGATTTCAAAACTGATCCAATAACTGCAAGATTCCTTGCACCTGCACTATCAATAGCGATCATTATAAGCTCAACTTATGCAATAGTGACAAAAGGGTTTTTAGTATCTGCACCTTCTGTATTTGTCGGTATATACATAATCTGCACCTATATATCACATATACAAATCAAACTGTCTAAAAAGTATTCAATATTCTTACTCGTGTACGGTATAGCTGTAGGGTTCCTCGCTGCATACGATATTTGGCATCATGAATGGTTTAGAGGATTTACAAGTGCATTCCTAGTTATCTCTAGTTTAGCGGTATTAAAAATGTTATACGTAACAAAAGGAGAGACAATCGAGGAGGAGAAATAGCATGTTCGTACGTAAATCAAAATATGAAGCATTGAAAGCTGATATGAGGTTGGCTGAAAGTGAAAGACGTTACCGCAACATGGAAGGGCGATTCCATGCAGTAGAGATAGAGAACCTAAAAAATGAAATCGAGGGATTAAACGCAGTGATCGCTGACCAACTTGCTCAGATTGCGGAGCTCCAAACAAAAGAACTTAAGATTGTCAACGAACAATCAAAGAAGTTCATCGAAGTAGAACACGCTAGTATCAAGGCAATGAACGCAGCTATCCCTAAGTTACGTAAGCAGGGTTGGTCAGATAAGTTAAAGGTTAAGATTCAAGGTGACAAAGTGTTTACAGTGCATGAACGTGAAGTAAAGGAGAATAAGTAGTATGAATATTCTCACTAACAAGAAGCAAGAGATTATCCGAGTATTACATAACGATGCAGCACATATGAGAGACAACATTAGTATGCTTAGGAAGGATGGTTGGTCAGGTAACACTCGTGTAGGTTTCTCAGGAAACTCTATCTGTAGAGAGACTGTGACTGATGATGACGGAGCATGGATTTCAGAAATGTATCCTGACGTTACAATCTTCCTACCTGAGAAAGGTAGCTACATACATAACGAGCCTTACGTTTACGTAACAGAACATGTGAGAGATATTGAGGAGGGAGAATAGTGGGGTAGGTGTATTGTGGGCTTTTCAAATAGCTGCTACAGTCGGTTTAGCTGTAGGAATTGTGTTAAATTTAATAACAGGCGTTGAAGAGGTTAAGCCACACCACTTTATATCTTTAGCAATCGGTGTTGTGTTTATGGTAAAATTTAATCCTTTGTTTAGTGAACTAGTAGCAAAGTATAAGGAGCGTAAGTAATGGCTACCGTCTTTTATAACTATAAATGTGAAACGGGTTGTGGGCATACTACTTTAGTAGACAAGCCTTATAAAACAAAAAGAATATTCTGCGGGGTATGTGGATATAAGATCACAATGGTTTATAAAGGTATTAGTAAAGTTACAGCCCCAAGAATGGAAAGTAAGCTATCAATTAATAACAAGGAGGAAAAATAATGACTAAATTTGGTGTATTTTTAAATAGTAAGTGTATGATAGGTGGTTTTGAAGACATCTCCGATGCTTATAAAGAAGCCGAGTACTACACATGTGAAACAGGCGTACCTCATGAAGTACGTTATGACATTCCTAACGGGCAGGTTAGTGATGGATACCATACATTCGATGAGTTATATGAGCATCGCATGTTTCTGTTTTCTGTGATCTGTAAAGCACATAAAGCGGCTGCTTGGAAGTCCTGGAAGCATCATGACGGAACGATGTACGATGACTACTTTATTGTAGGGATTACAACTCCTGAAGGAGACTATTCGTATCATTACCATAAAGACCACTGGGACAAGTTCGATGTAACAGAGTTAGACTTTGCGCCTAAGTGGGACGGGCACAAACCTGAAGACATCACACGACTACTAAGCCTATAAGGAAGAGGAGAATGCTGTAACAGGCATTCTCTTTTAGTTAGAAGGGAGTATACATATGAGCAAGAGATTCTATGAAGAAGATATAAAGGAGTTAATCCTAAATAAGCGACATATATTCGTATCGGATGCAGACCAGTCTACGGTAGTATTTGAAAAAGCAATCACTGTAGGCTCTACGATCGCAGATTGCCTGATATTTTCACAAGAGCAGGGGATTATAGGTATAGAAATTAAAACGGAACGAGACAGCACGAGAAGGCTTAATAAACAGCTCAAAAGTTACAGTCAGGTTTGTGACATCGTGTATGTAATGTGCCACGATAATCATGTTGAGAAGGTAGAAGAGATATTGTCCAAAAATAATTGGAATCATGTTGGGATTCTTGCATATACTGAGTTTAGAGGTGAAGCGATACTGGGTTTATACAAAGCACCTACACGGTCACCCTATAAACAAGTACACGTAGCATATCAGATGTTATGGAAGGAAGAAATCAGCAATATCTTAGGGAGCTTCAAACGCCAAATGAAGACGCTAGAAGAGTTTGGGATCAGTGTAAACATGACGGAGAGTAGGTCGGGTGGACTAAACGGTTTGTATGTTCAGTCTAACGCTTCAAAAAAATATTTAAAAAAATCTCAGATGATAGGTATGATAATTTCTCGTTTGGGAGAAGCTGAAGCTAATAAACTACTCTGTAACATCTTTATTAGCGGAAAGATGCACCCTGAGAAGCAATTAAAGTTCTACCACTTCAGAAAGAAAAGCTAAAATGTGGAAATAGACTTTCCTACTGAGGTATGCTATCCTGAGGATAGAGATAGTAACAAAAGGTTCTATCCTCAAATAGACCTCAGAGGGTTGGAGTAGAAAAAGGAGACAATCACAAGGAGGAATTTGAAATGACAGTTAAATCATTAAGTTTAGTAAAGTATGCAGGAGAATATTGGTTCACATTAGCGGACTACACTTTAACTCGTAGCACAGAGGGTTATTCGGATAGTGCTTCGGTTAAATCGGCAGTTAGAACATTCACAGTTAAGACTGACGGTACTAAGTACATCGCATTCAGAGGGGAAGCGCAGTTAAAGAATATTATCCAGGAGAACAAAGATAACCCACTATTCCAGGCTGAGGACTTCCAGGGAACACGATCTGCAATTATATCTTGGAGCATGTTAGATGCTTTAAACAAACGATTCAAAGAGAATAAGGAATATAAGAAAGAGTTCGCTAAATTCATGGATGCAGCTAGTGAGTACATCTTACAACAACAAGTTACGGTTAACCATACACCTGATACAGAAGTTAATATCGTAGAGAACCGTTCTAGCTTACTACGTCAGTTAAGAAATGAGCTTAACCGTTTAGATAGAGATATTGAAGTGAG